CACGGTAAAAAATACACGGGACGCGGTAAAAAATACACGGGGCGCGGTGTAAAAAATATTCGGGCTGGACCATAAAAAATAAAACGCGGTTCGCGGTCCACGGTTTTTTGACCAGCAATATAAATTTCCTGTACGTTTTAAAAAGGCCACGGAGCGCGGTTCTTTGCATGATTAACTATTAAAAACGAGCAATAAAAAAGGCCGTCAGAAACGGCCTTAATTTTGATTATGTAATAGGGTTTATTATTTTAAATAGTCTGGATTAGTTCGCTTTTCAAAATCTTCTAAGGCGTCTTTTAAATTCATATCGTAATGTCCTGAATATAAACCGCCGTTGTCATCATCCCTGTAAATAGTAAAGTAAGGTAAATCAGGAAAAGGACAGCGGGTGCGCTTTCCTAAAATATAGGTACTTGAACCGCAACCGCCAAAAGCAAGTGAAATGGTTTTCTTTTCAATAACATAACATTGATATATTCCAACTGTGATTTGTTCCATTTTTATTTACTCGCTTTCTTTATATTTTCTAAATGTTTCTAAAATTCTTCTTTCTTCTTCTTCTATGCAATTCATCTCTTCTAAATATTCAAAATCGCATAAATGATATTTTTCAAATTCTTCTAAATCCATTTTTATTACTCCGTAATTGTTAAAAAAAAGACGGGGCTAAATACCCCGTCTTAAGTAGTAATAAAATTATAAGATAAAGTAAAGTATTTAATTACATAGCTAGTTCAAGAAAACTTTCCGACGCGGTCACATTGTTAACTTCGCGCTCTCTTTGTATTAGTGTTGTTTCTACATTATCGCGATTAGCAGAATTTTTAACAGTGAATGAACCCTCCGAATGGGAGCTATAATGCGTTAACGCTGAGTAAAGAGACCACAATGTTGACCCGCGTTGTTCACACTCTCGCTCAAATTGCTCCATTAATTGAGCGGTTTTTCTGGATTTTGCTTCGCCCGCAGTAATTCCCTTTTTTTCTGCTCTTCTAATTTCACTTTCTGAAGCGGGGTAATTATCCTGTAAAACTTTAAAAGCTTGATCGTAAGTTATTTCTTTATTTGCCCATGCTTGCCAAGTTTGTACTTTTAATTCGTAGTATTCAACTTGCTTTTCAATAAATGGTTTTACCTGAGCGGGATTAAAACTAGCAGTATGACCAAAAGCGGTTGCCATTAATTCTGCGGAAGTACAGCCATTAGTGCAAAATAAATCTTCTGCGCCCGCTTGTAATCGAATAGCTGTTTGACCGCCAAAACTATTAATGATCATAACACGGAAATTTAATTGCGTTTTACTACCCGTTAATTGGCGGATATCTCGACCTAACCCGTCAAAAGAATAACCCCAACGGCATATTGAACCATTATCTGCGGTTTTTTCAATTAGCTTAATATTCTGTAAAGCTTCTTTTGGAAGTGAATCTTCTAAACCCTCGCACACCGCATTATCTAATTCTAAATTATCCGCGATTGCATATCTTTTTTTCATTACGCCCAACGGGGTATTATTATCAGTTCTAATGATAGCTTGCCCCGTTTCCATTGGTACGGGCACATAATCCCCGCTTACATTTCTTAAATAGATCGGGGTTTTTACGGCTGAGAAATTTACTTTTTCCAATGGCGGAAATACTACGTCTGCAGTATTTTCTGCGGTTGCGATTGCGTTATTTATTAAATTATCTGCTATTTTATTCATTTTTTTATAACTCCATAATTAAATTAAAAGACGGGGCAAATCACCCCGTCCCTAGTAATATCAAAAATATAAGAAAAAGTAAAGTATTATTATTCGTATAATGTTCCCGATACAGTTTTATGATCGCATAGTGTTGCAAACTTTTTTATAAATTCTTGTTCCAATTCTAACCCGTCCCCATTGCTAAAATATCCACCTCTATAATCTATAAATAATTGATTATCGCGGGTAAAATTAAACATATCTTTTGTAAGAACATCAATTTCAGGATTTTTAACGCTAAACATACAACTATCATCATGCACAGAATAATGTAAACAATCATAGCCATGAGAGATAATAAATAATTTAGCGTCCGTGTATCCCCCTCTCACATCTGCGCCCTGATGTATTTGAATGAGAACATAATTCTCGTTGTTATCACTAATTAAATTAGTCCCTTGCACAACCTGACTAAAACAGTTATCCCAATTGTATGTATTCCAATCTACATTTTCATCACCGCTTACAGTTTTAAATCCATAAGAATTTAAAAATTCATCTCCCTCTTTACTTACTCCATAATAATTATCACTATCCCAATTATTAACTTTCATAGCGTTAAAATCTTTACATATTTTGCATTCATCTAATACTTTTGATAATTTATGAAATACGGATACAGTAGGGTCTAAATATATATAATCTCCGCTAACATCAAAATTTAAAGTAGCTTCGGGTTCATCTTGAAAGTCTTTGATTGTTTTTATTTGGTTACGTTGCCAATGCCTACCATTACCCCCGCCCGAATCCAAAAAATTAATTCCTGTGTTTTCGGTTAACATTTTATAAATAGTTTTTTTAACGTCCACTTTATCGAATAAATAATCGACTAATTCCTGATCGTTCATATTTTCAATTTGTTCTATCATTTTATATAATCTCCGTAATAATAAAAAAGACGGGATAAATACCCCGCCTTCACTGTTATCAAAGATATAAGAAAAAGTCAATGCTTTTTATATGATTATTCATTGCAAAATACATCTGGGTCTTTACTCATAAAAACATCTAAAGCTTTTTCAAAAGGAAGATCATTCAAAACAATTGATTTTGGGTGATGTTTTCTGATTGTATCAGACGGAATGAAATGTTTCCAATAAAATAAGTCACCATCACTATCTAAGATCATTGAACCCTTTTTCAAAATACGTTTAAGTTTTTTTGAATTTATCCATTTATTTAATTCTTCACCGCACCAAAGTTCTAAATCAACTGTAAATTCATGTTTTGTCATTTCTCCGTCCCCGTAATGAAATTTACTTTTCATCTTAGGTAAGGTGCTTAAATATTTATTAATGTCTCTTAATTTATCATCAATGTTTTGATCGTTAAGTGAATATTGATAGTCACAACCACCATGTCCCTGATTACCCACTAAAGCAAGAGGCTTACCATCTACATAAAGTTTTGCCTCATAACAAGCCGTTTCCTGAGATGCAAATTCGGAATACTTTATATTTTTAAGTTCTAGTTTCATTTTTCCCCTCCATATTTCTTTTGTTTTTAAGATTATGGTAGTATGTCCAAAGCCTTCTGTCTTGTGGGTGAACATCTCCCGAAATTCTCCACCAATATTCAGTTTGTTTGTGGCCTTTATAATATTGAGATTCAATATTATCTATTCGGTCTTGAATTTGATTAAGTGTTAACTTTTTTGTCATTAATATCTCCATAATAAAAAGGGACGGAAAATGTCCCGTCCCTAATAATAATCATTTATGAGATAAAGTCAAGGATTATTACAATCATCACAAATTAAATCAAAATCAACTTCATTTACTTGTGACATTTGAAGGTAATTTTCTACACCACCGCAGATACTACAAATATCAAAAGAAGAATTATAAGGATTTACTTTAACTATTTCTTCAATTTGTTTTTCAGTTAATTTCATACCCTATTTCCTCCTTTTTCTTTTTGGTTTGACGATAGGTCTAGCATTAGATTTTTCAAACTCTTCTACGTTATCCCGACCATAAATTAAAATAGCTAACCATTTAATTAGAAACATCTTGGCACTCCATCTCTATTATTTTTTCTAACTCATCCTCATCTTCTATAGCTAAAGAAGTTCCATCTTCGTCATTATAAATTTTATATTCAAAAGATACTTCCCTATTGTTCAAAGATTCAATAAATTTTTTAATAGCCTGTTCATGCCAATCTTTTGTTAAAGAAACATTAACTCCTGAAACAATATCTACATCTAAGGTCTTAACCATTTAACCAACCTTTCTATTTTGTTTAGCACAGGCGGTTACATTTACTACTAAAATAGTATTACCGTTTTCATCTTTTTTAAAAGTGAAAGCTAATAGATCATTTGGTTGTGCATATTTTTTTATTTTAGATAGCGAAAATCGTCTATCTTTACGGCCACCTTTTCCATTAACAATGTAACAATTAATTACACAAGGATCGCCATTGCAATATTGAGCAAGTAGTTTCTTACCATTTTTACCGCCTTTACCCAGAAGTTCGTAGTCCACCCCGAATAAAGACATAAATTGTCTAAAGTTTTTATCTGCATCAATATTATTCTTTTCAATCATAGTGCAGACCCCTGCATCATTTACTTTCATTCTTTTCGTAACATGAATGTTAAGGGTTTTTATTACTTGATCTTCTGTCATTACTATGTCTCCGTAATAATTAAATGTATGAGATAATATAAGACCTAACTAAAAAATAGTCAAGGATAAAATTTCATGCCAATCAAAAGGTTCTTCTTCACAATAGAACGGAGACTTTTTTAATCCCTGTAATTTTAGGTCAATAGCATCTTCTGCTTTGTAGATAATAATAAAGCTCGTATTTTCTTTACAAAAATCTCTTTTTATAAAAATCCAACTGCTACTATGTTTATGTTTTGAAAGCCAAGCTACTTGGTGTGGACTAATTTGAACGGCCTTGGTTGCCGTATATTTAAGTTCAATAAAATGAAACTTACCATTTTCGTCACAAATAATTAAATCAGGAATACCAGGGGTTGCCCAAGTTTCCAATCTAGTCAGGATGAGGTTCCTCTTGGTCTTTTTGATTCCTGTTTTCATCTGCTGATAAAATCCGCTTTCTCGCTTGACTGCGGTTTTGTTTGTTGCTCTCCTCGGTTGGAGTAACATCAATGGTGATCGGGGCATATTGCTCTTTTATCTCCTTTAGTGCTTTCTCTACTTCTTCTTTACTCATGCTATCAATAGAACCATGTCTTACTTCAGATTTACTAATATAAATATCGCCTTGTGCCTGTCCCCTACGATACTCGGCCTGAACTGCGGCTGAGTAAGCTCCGTTCTGTAAAGCCAAATCTCTGATAGTTTGTAAGTCTCTCAAATGTCTTTGATACGTTACGCCATACTTTTCATCTAGTTCTTGTCGATAGGCTCTAATCTTAGCTACAACATGAGGACTCATGTTTGGATTAGTAAGTTCATAAGCTCTCGTATGTGCAGAAGAAACAGGATAGCCTGCATTAATTGCAGCTTCTCTCATAGTTATCTGTCCATCTTTACTAACAAGTTCTTTTACAAAAAGTTCCTGTCGTCTTGTTAAAGTTGAATTAACCGTTGCTTTAGGTCTACCTCTGGTTTCTACTAATCTTCTTTTTTTTCTAGCCATAAATACTTTCCTAGTTAATAAACGATAGTTCTCTTAAAAATACCGATTCTAGTTATATAGTCCAGAAAAATATTTTTTTAAAAAAAAGTCGCAGACCCCCCATAACGCAATATTGATATTTAAGAAGTTTTGGTTACATTTTATTAATTCTTAGTGTAACTACTTATGTAACCTAATTATTTCCTTATAAATAAGGTACTTGAACACTAAAGTTACATGGTTACACTAGTTACACCTATTTAACACTAAAAAATATTTTTTTAATTTCTCGGCTATATAACATAAAGCGTGTTATTTGTAGAGAAATATATAAACAAGCCCCACAATAATATAAACCAGAGCAATAAATATTGATACGTAAAACAAAGTCAGCAAGCCGTGATCCCCAGTCCGTGAGTATTGAGCCCTAAACCAGTATAACTTTACTTGATCTCCTGTGCAAAGAAAAAGCCCCGTGATCCACGAGGCTTTGTTTGTTATATTATCCACCTTGCCCATAAATAACGACCATGTGGGTCAATAGAATCTAATTTTTTATTAACATTACGACAATGAGTTAAAATTGATTTGGAATCAATATAACCATTTTTAGCTTCTGAAATCCAAGAGCATACCATTGCATTACCATCTATAGATTCGTTCCAAAGCTCCAAGTCCCATCTATTATTTAAATTTAAAGTTACGGTACAAGAACCATCTTTGTGTTCTTTGTAACAAGCATCTTGAACTTTTGAAAACAGATTAGTAACGGCTTCTCTTGGGTCATCTTCATATTGAAACCAAGTTTCAAAAACATCTTCAAGACAATCCGACAACTGTATTCTATCATGGTGCAAAAACCATTCGGTCTTGGTTAATTTAAAAGTAATTAAGTCTTTTTCTAACATATTGAACTCCGTATGTTTAGTTAAAATAATCTTCGATCACTGACAGTTTCCTGTCTACGAATAAGGTTTCTATCAATGTCAAAGAGCAATATGGTTTTTTAAACCATATAAGATTGTATCATAGAATCTCATATAAGTCAAGGGTAATTAATGCGACATAGTGTCGCACCTAAATACTTGTCACACTTGTCACAAGCTAAAACAAAACTTTTTTAAATAATTTTATTTATATAAAGTTACAAAACACCTGTGACAGTTGTGACAAAACCAACTAGTCGGGATCAGGTAGATCTTCGACATCCCACTTACGAACAAAATCTTTTAATCGTCTGACATCTTCTGGATCAAAAATTTTATCTTCATCTTCTAATAACTTCTTGGCGTCAGCAACCAAGTCTTTTTCATAAAGATGGTCGAAGTCCATTGGATCGGGATCGTCAGCCCATTTCAAATAAGGATTGTATACTCTTTCTAACGAAAAAATTTTCATGGCGTCCTTTACAATGGGACTAACAATTATTTTTTTCATTTTGATTTACCTCCGAAAGAAAAGCTTTGAGTGTATCGACGGGCAGCTCTGAAATTAATGTTTCAATGGCCGTCATATCTCCTTTTAATACGTCGTCCTGTATTTGTTGTAATACATGGTCCACTAATAAAAACTTTTGTACTTGCATCATTATTCATCCAATATTTTTCCCAAGTTACTTTTTTCATTACTTTGTTACTATTCCAACAAGAAGAGCAGTAACCCCAAGTTCCATTATTAATTAAAATATCGTTACATACTAAACAATTTTTTTCCTCATTAGATCCCATAATTTGCATGATTATAAGATTATATAATAATAACTAAGATAATGTCAAATAATATTTGCTTTTATAATAAAGTCTGCTATTCTCTTATTATGGACGGATTAAAAGAACCTATCTACTGTTGTATCTGTGGAAAAAAGATTACACACATCATGGACAGCCATAACCCTGAGCCGTTGGCCGAGGAGGGTAGGTGTTGCAACGTCTGCAATGAGGATGTAGTATGGGAAAGATTAAAAAGAATAAGGGAAAAAGGCTTGTAAAGGTCTTTAATATTAGAAGCATGGATTGTTGGCATTGTGGCACGAATTTAATCTGGGGTGGGGATCACGATGTTGATGACGAGGAAAGTGATTTTTTAATTGTTTCTAATCTTACCTGTCCTAACTGCGGAACCTACGTAGAAGTCTACTATCCGAAAGAACCGACCAGTCACCAAGTAATGAATTAAAAAAGGGGGACACTTTTACAAAGAGTTTGGGTGTTCATGTCCCCCTGAGTTGACCTTGGAATCTTTACAGGCAAAACCAAGATCTTTATTACGGAGTTGTCTAAATTGAGAAAATTTCAACTAAACACTTTACTTATAAAGGATTTTATAAGATATTGCAAGAAAAAAATTCACAATTGTAATTTTTTTTAAATTTATTATAATAATCGTATGAAAATGGCTTTGGATCAATTTGGTATTGGCGGTATCGGTGGTTTGTTTGAGAAAGCTCAACAAGCCCAACCATCTCAATTACAAGCACAACAAGTTTCATCAGCAGATTTATTAGGTGGTAATCTTGGTTTTGGTGGTGGACAGATGGATATGGATTCAGGTGGTATGGACGGGCTGATAGATTCAGGGGCAGAAATAACTGGCGACACAACATCAACTGTTTCAGGTCAACCTGCTATTGGTACGTTAGATGCACAGAAAGACATTTCAAGATTGTATAATCCCACTAGTTCTTCTATGCCTGGATTAATTCCTAAAATTAATCAAAACCCCTTACAAGGCTTACAGTTTTTTCTGAATATGTTAGCCATGCAGGATACGGCTAAAGAATCTCAAGGCAAAGTACAGGGTCTGATGTCAGGTATACAAACGCTTATTAAAAATGAGTTTCCAAACGCTGATTTTGAGGGTGGCATGGGCGTTAAACAAACTTTTCCAATGGGTATTTTTTAATCCTTGGTGCTGTAGGGCGTGAGGGGCTGTTTCTTCTTATAATAATCAAAAACTAAACGCAACTGACCACTAATGGTGCGTCCTTCGTCCTTGGAAAGCTTTTTAATCTCATCATAAATTTCTTTCGGAACTAAAACACTCTTCCATTTGGTTGTATCCATACGTATCTCCTATATAATTGTCTAAGAAAATATAAGAGTTTATACAATATGTCAAGAAAAAAGCCCCGTTTTTGATTTAACGGGGCCATCAAGGGAGACGAATATGAAAACTAACTTACAATGCTTTTGCCTCGCCCCAACTAGGGCCGATTTCAACATCACACTTGTTAGGTACTTCTAACAATACTGCATTTTCCATAATCTTGGCAATATCTTTTGCTGTATTTTTATCCTTTACAGAAACCGCTATCTCGTCGTGGATCTGAATAAGCGGTATGATGCCTTCTTTATAGAGGTTTACCATGGATTGTTTGGTCATATCAGCAGCCGACGCTTGGATTAAACGATTAAGGGCTTTGTAAGAGTATGCCCGTTTTAGTTTGGTGGTTTCGCCATATTCTTTAAGGGCTTCCTTGTACGGTAGTGCTTTGTTCATACTAAATGTATCGGGCTCCCATAGATCAAATCGACATTTTCTGCCCCGTATGGATCGAATAGAACCGCTACTTGATTTTTCATTCAACCTCTGGGTAACACCGTTCATTAATTTTTTAACAAACGGGACTCTTGCATGGTATTGACCAATTAATTCTCTGGCTTCGTCCAAGGAGACATCTAACTGTTCCGATAATTTATTGACCCCCATGCCATACATCATGCCCAAGTTAATCGTTTTTGCTTTCTTTCTGGGTATGTTAGCCATCTCAGCTACCATCGTGTGAAAGTCCATATCAGGGTTTTCGTTATAAGCCGTGACAAACTCCTCAATCGCGGGCAACGGGCTACCTTTCGCCTTTCCATACACATGGGCATAATGAACCAAGAGCCGTGGTTCTTGTTGCGAGAAATCTATAGCCGCCCAACTTTCGTCTTTTTCAGGTAGGAATAAACTACGTATCATGGGTCCGATCTCTGGATCTCTAGCGGGGATCTGCTGTAAATTAGGATTATTCATAGAGATACGTCCTGAAACAGTCCCCCCACTGTCAGAACGTATCTGATTAATATGACTATGGATTCTGCTATCTTTATGGCAGTGCTTCATAATCGTATTAATAAAAGTCCCATTGGCCTTGTTGATGTTTCGTGATTCAACAATCAGCTTGGGTAATTCGTGTGGATGCTCTGATAAAAACGATTTGGTAAAAGACGGTGCGCCTTTTTCTGTCTTTGGGTATTGGATACTAAGCGCATCAAAAGCCTTGGCTAACGATTGGGCTGCCCATATCTCCACATCGTGACCAACCATCTTTTTTATCTGCTGAGATAATATGATTTCTTTTTTTAATAAAGCATCTTTGGTTCTTTCCAATCTATTCTGATCGACACGCACACCGCGCCAAGTCATATCAATAAGACAGGGTAGTAATTCTAGTTCAAGATTTACAATCTGCCAAAGGTCTTGCTTGTTGAGTTCAAAATTAAAAAAGTTCCACAGTTCCAAGGTTAGTTCGGCATCTGCTTCTGCATACGGTCCCACATACATGGCGGGTAGCTTCCACATTTCAGCTTTGGGATCGACACCAAAGTCTCTTGCAGCTTCTACTAATCCTTTTTCTGATTTGGTTTTATTTAGATAATCAAAAGCAAGTGCATTAAGTGAGTAGCTAAAACGGTTTTCATCTAATAAAGAGGCGATTAGCATCGTGTCTATGAGTCGTCCATTTAGTTTAAATCCCATCTGACGTATCCAACCTGCATCATATTGGGCATTGTGCATGATTTTATCCGCAGGGCTTTCAAAAACTTTCTTGAGCCAATTATTTACAATACGCTCGTCAAGATTACCCCCGCCCAAGTGCCTGATAGGTACATAGCCTTTCCAAAAATCCGTTGCGATGGCATAGCCAACAATGTGACCATTTCCAACTGCCCATCCAGGACCATAAGTTTTAATCTCTGGGTCTTTGGTTTCTACATCTATAGCTATTGTTTTAGCTTCGGATAAATCAGGTAATTCTTGTGGGGGTAGCCATTCACTTTTTTGGGTGAGTAAATTTAATTGTAAAGACATTACTTCTCTCCACCTAATGCGCCATAGCCACAGATATCAATCCATGAATCCTCGTGGTCAGGCGTCTCAACTAATCTTGCTAACTTCAAAGCAATCATACATTGGTATACTTGCGGTACAGTAATGTCCTTTTGTAAGATGACCGACCATAGTTTTGCAATGCGCGCATGGTTTTCATACGCGCTACCATAGTCCTTGGCCCGTGGTCCGTTTACCAGACTCTCTGCTTTTTTTAATATTTCTGCTCGTTTCATTTTATTTTCCTGTATCTTTTTTTGAAATGTAAGGATCGTAATCATTTCCAAATAATTTTTGGGTCATGGGCTCAAGTAATTCTGCAATTACTTTTCTTCGATCTTCTGGTTTTATATCTGGATTTTCAAAAACAGACTTTATAGTTTTTTCAATTGTTTTAAATCCTGTGAGCTTCATGTCATTTCCAATAATTGTTTTTCTAATTCTTTTATTTTATTGAGGATCTTATATTGTTTATTAACCCTCTCTCCTGTTTTAGTGTTTATACCACTTCTTTTATCTTTAACAGACGATTTACGTATTCTTAAATTATAGGGAATATATTCAGGGTTTAACATACTTGTTAATTTTTCTACTAAGTATCTACCTGTAGACGTAAGATACAAAACATTTTTTCTTGATCCAAGGGGATGACGCTCAATTCTAATTAAATTTAAACCACCATACTTTCTTCTTGGTCTTGTTGTTAGCTTTTGTCCCTCTGATAAAGCAGCTACGTTTCTACTAACACTAGCGCCTGTCATATTTAAAATATTAGCAAGCTCTGTATTACCCATCAGGTCATCAAAATTCTCAGTTTCATAAAATTTTTCTTCTGCACTTGCAACTAAAAGCAGAGTTAAGATAGCTTGCAACTGTAATTCTGTATCAATGGCTCTAATTTCCTGAAATATATTCTCTAATTTTTGTAATTCTTCTTTCATAATGTATCCTTTTTAAATTGTTGAGTGTACTAAAGGGGGCCCTTTAAAATGTTTCTGTTCTCTATAAGGCAACTTTAGAAACCAAAATCGTTGTTTTTTCTTTTATAATCAATAAGTTAACTATAAATCGTAGCTCCTTGTTACATCCTCTGACTCCACAATGTACAAATTCTCTTTGGTTCTCGTTACAGCAACGTAAAACAACCTATGCAAATCATCTGGATTTATATTCATTTCTGCATCCGCAGCAGGCGATAAGTCCGTAAAAATCACTACATTATCAGCTTCACCACCTTTAGATCCGTGTATGGTAGAAACCGTGATCCGTGGTTCCTTGTTAAACTTCTCCCCTCTTCTTAACATGGCTACGATGTAAGCCCTGTCTATCTCAGGTAGTTTATCCATAGCGTCGTGCCATATCATTTGATGCGTTGCCAATAACCCGTGATTACTCTGTAAATCTTCTAAAGTTACAAAATCAGTGTCATCTAAGCCTGATAATTTTTTAAACCCACGGGTAATTCTGTTTTTTACAGACATAAAGCTATAAATCTTTCGGGCTATCTCACCTGATATTTGATGGCCTTTTCTTAGTTGCTCCCAACCATTGACGGCCTGTACAATTTTTTCAGGTACACTTTTGACCCCTCTGTAATTAAATAAATAACCAAAACTTTTCAGGTCCTGAGCCACGGGCTGTAGGTGATAGCCCGCCTGAGCTAGTATCAACCAAGTCCCCTCGTCCATATTTAACTCTGAAATAGTCGTAATCCTTACTAGTTTACCCATTCTATCGCTTGACTTATATCTCTTTGGAAAACGACCACTGATGCGTCGGCTAACTTTATAAGCCAAAAACCAAGCTACTTTCGGGACACGGTAGGATTGAGACAGGGTTTCAGAAGATCCCTCAAGATTAATAAAATGATCGACGTCTGCCCCTGCCCAACGGTAGATAGCTTGATCGTCGTCACCTGCACAATACATTTTTTTAGATCTTTGATCTAATATATGGGCAATGTCCCACTGCAAAGGAGATAAATCCTGTGCTTCATCTAGGAAAGTCAAAGCAAAATTAGGACAATACTTGTCCCCCTGCTTGATAAACAATTCTAGCATATCGGTAAAGTCATATAAATTAAAACGCTTTTTGTAATCAACCAAGGCATTATTGACATAGTTGATAGTATTCCAATCTTCTTCTAAATGAGATTGGTTATAAGCTTCTCTGAGGTTTTGCTTTTTAAGACGGGCTAAATTTATCAAACCCAAGATAGGGTGGCTTGATTTAGATAACTCTAATACATTATCGTCATAGCCTACCATATTTTTAGCCGTAACGCTTACACCCATAATATCGCTTAGTTCTCTATAGTTTTCTTCCTGCATAATCTGGTCTTTTGATATGTCGGTCATACTCAAAGCCAAACTATGTATGGTTCTAAAAAATATTAAGTCTTTATCAGGATCTAAATGAAACTTTTCGGAGGCTCTTATTTTGGCTTCCGTAGCTGCTTTCTTTGTAAAAGCAAGAAAAGCTATTTCATTCGGTGAAGTCCCTGATTCTAAAGCAGATGCGACCATATTTAAAAGTGTCGTAGTCTTCCCTGTCCCTGGGGGTCCAAAGATTCTGAACATCGTAACCTCTTTCGTCTAACAATTTATATAAAAAACAAACAGCCGTAGGACCAATACCAGGTATCTTAATTAGCTTTTCAATGTCGTATTTCTTTATGAATAAAACTATCGGTGTTTCTAATTCTTTATACCTTTTTAAAGTATGGTACAGCTTTGTATTCAAGGGAAGATCACCCATGAGTTCTACCCTGTCAGGCACTTCATAATACTTTCTTTGTAACTGAACTAGCTGTCTTACTCTTTCTTTAGTAATGCCGTATTTTTTACCAATCGCCTGTAGGGTTCGCTTTTCTACAACCCTTTGTATGTAAATATCCTTGTTACGATCTTTTTTTTCTTTTGATTTTCCAAATTTATAAATAGTAGCCATTAGAAAGGAACCTCCTCTTGATGAAAGTCAGGGGCACTTATATCGACGTCTGCAACGTCAAAAGAAGGTATGGACCAAACCCTAACTGACCTGTTTTTAATTTTTAACACAATGCTCTCCCCATTTATTTCTCGTAGCCTTTGGGCTATTTTGTGCGATTTAAATTCAAAGAATTTATTTTTCTTCAAAAAGTTTTCAAAATCTTTAAGTCTAAAGTATGTAATGTTTTTATCTTCATCTGTCCAAGGCTTCTTTAGTAGGATCTCCTCCTTATCTTGGGCTTGCTGTAAATGACGACAGAACTCCTCTAAGTAATCGTAAAACTGTCCCTTGGTGCTTGCATCCTGAGATACTTCTATAATCGCACTTTCATTCTGTCTCATCTCGGTTAGCAAAGCAGATATTCTATTCTCCCAATTTATTCTGGATAAAGACCGTGGCATAAAATTTAACTGCTCCATGCAAGTCTTTTGAAATAAAGATTGGCTTTGCAAAGCATCCGTATCTAATTCCAGAGGCTCCCCATTGACGTCCATAAACCACACAGGAGGCGTCGAATTGTATTTTCTAAGGTTTGCTATAGAAGCGCCCTGAACCGCAGCTCCTACGCCAAATTTACGGGTCTGACACAACTCTTTGTTACAATGGGCATTGATAGGGGCATCTGTACATTTGTAAGCGTAATCTTTACGCTCTAACTGCTTGGCTACAATGTTTACCTCATTTAATGGTAAAGGCGGATGTAAATACTTCATATTATAATTTAATATCTCTGACTCCCAACTGTCAGGATACGCTTTACGTAGGTAAACCCCAAGATTAAAAAGACCGTTATTGCGTCCACCCTCTGATATTTTATTTGCACATAGGATTTGTAGGCAAGGAGGACCATCCTGTAAAAAATTCTTTTTACCGTTTTCTAAAATCTGTAATTTAATAATTTCTTCTGGCGTTTGCACATATTGATCGTACAAACTAAAAAACTCTTTCAAAGTTGCAGAAGTGCCGTCATCTTTAAAAGCATATCTTAAACCATTTTCTGCATCAAAGTATGGTAGGTTTAAAAAATTACCAACGTCACCTCTATCTAAATGTAATTTAATTTGTTTTGGAAAGATCTCGCTCTCTCCATAGCCTAATGCAGAAGATAAATTTTGTAAGGTTTTCTGCATCTCTTTAGCCTCTATCCAATCTTTTGAAAAGATAAAACAGTGAGCGCCACCTGATTTGGAGCGACACACCACCAAAGGTAATTTAAGTTTTCTAATCTTACCCATAAGGTTTTTGTGATCCAATGGATATTGGTCTATGTCTATGCAACCCCATTTACATTTGTTTTCAGAATTAATGGGTATGATACCAACACCTGAACCGTTGCCTGACAAATGACCTTGCCATAAAGCCGTGGTCCGTGTTTCGCGTACTAGGGCAGCTTTACCTGTATTTTTACCGTTGGATTGTTGTTTTTCGATCTTGAAGGTTCCGTAAGCTTCCTCCAAGCCGTCAAATATAGAAGCAAATTTTTCTACTGACATTATGCACCCAAAAAAATGCGTGACGGCCTAGACCGCCACGCTTGCCTGATTAAAATGGTGGGTTTTCGCCACTGTCGTCCTGTTGATGTTTTACAACCACATCTCCCTTGTTTATGCTTTCTGCAAAAACTTTAGCTTGATTGTAAACATTCATATCACTGACAGGCCCTTTTCTCGACACCTCCCAACCGTGCCAAGAACCTTTACTGTTTTCTTCAAGAACAGTTTTCAAATGATAAATGTGGGACCACTTGGGCGGTACAAACGGACCATTTTTACCCTGCATGGTGATGGATTGCATCATAGAGTTCCACTTTCTTGATTTTTTCAATTGTGTGGATTTCATAGCAATCAAAGCGGTTTCGATGGAGTCATCAGAATTTAAAACCAAAACAAAATGCTGATGAGTTTCTTCTATGTACTCACCATTGCCATCGACAACGTATTCTTTATTGTCTTCAGCAGATCGTTCTGTTTTTGGTCTTGTCTCCTCTGGAGTATAAATAGCAATAGGTGCATTGCTACCTGTTCCCCTTGGCGACCATTGTATAAATCTACGTTGGTAAGCACAAGGTACAACTTGTATGCCGTCCTTGCCTTTATAGATACCACCTGTAACCGTGTTATAAATATCGCCTTTTCTTGCGCTTTCATCACGGTCTAATACTTCATCATTACCAGAAAGAACTTTAAGAAACGGTAGAGCAAGATCATCTTGTGTGATGTTCTCCATACCGCCCCCTGCATCTCCCTCCAATACAGATAAGTCTAGTGCTAATGCACTATTCTTCTTTTCAGCTACTTCTTTTGATTGTGCCATTCTATTTACTCCTTTTAATAACGGCTCTTTGCCCAATGTAGGCTCCAAAAAGTTCCATAGGAAAATCTTCCCCTGCTTCGACTCGTTCTTTAATCCAAGCCCTGAGTTTCTGCGGATGGACTTCTTCTTTTTGATCGGTGACATAACCTTGGCCTTGTGCCATACGTACAAAGCGGTGGGCTTCGTCATCCTCACCCTGACCAAATTGGCAGGATATCTTGTTCTTAACAATGTCTCCATATCCGTTCTCCCTTAACCATTCAAAAGCTTTTTGACGGTTTTCAACCAAAATACTACCACCATAAGTTTGCTTGACATTTACTTCAGAACCATCGTCTAAAGTAAACTTGGACATACCTATTTCAGATAATATGGAGGGGAGATCTTCATCAGTCATTTTAAGAAGTGATTTCTTTTCGTCCTTGAGTTTTTGCTCAAGGTCTGCAATCAAATCTTCTTTTGACTTTATAGCTTTAGCTACACTGGCAACACTTGTTAATTTATTTTGATCTACACTTTCGACAGAGGATACCGTTTTTTCAAAGTCGTCTTCCATCATATCTAGTATATCGTTCAACGTGTTTCTCCTTTTCTTGTCCGTGGTTAGAGTTACTTTCGTAACTTGACAAATACCTATATAGTCCTATAATAAATATTAGTCAAGGAGTTTTATGAAAAAAATGAATTATAAATTTAAAACAAAACCTTTTGCTCATCAAAAGAAAGCTTTGGAGGATTCCTATGATAAGGAATTTTACGCTTTATTTATGGAGATGGGAACAGGTAAAACAAAAGTTGCCTTGGATACAATGGCTTTGTTGTTTGAAAAAAATAAAATAAAAGCATCCTTAATTATTGCACCCAAAGGAGTTTATGACAATTGGTTTCAAGGTGAAATACCAAAACATTTACCTGATCGTATTAATAAACAGGTTGTTAAATGGATGCCAAACAATTCGAAAAGGTATCAAAAAGAACTTGGTGATTTTGTTTTAAACAAAAGTGACGACTTCAAGATCTTTGTAATGAATGTAGAAGCTTTGTCTACCCATAGGGGTGAACACGTAGCTAAAGTATTTTTGGATAAAAATCCTGAGAATATTGTGATCGTAGATGAAAGCACAACCATTAAAAATAGAAAGGCTGCCCGTACCAAAACAATTATGAAACTTGCTGACCGCAGTAGGTATAGACGTATATTGACGGGCTCTCCTGTTACCAAGTCTCCTATGGATTTGTTTTCGCAGTGTGCTTTTTTATCTTTCAGGGTATTACAATTTTCAAGCTATTATGCTTTTCAAGGACGCTATGCCAACATACAGCAACGCACGATGGGTCACAGAAGCTTTCAACAGATCGTGGGCTACAGGCGGTTAGACGAACTAAACGAAAAGCTTGATCGGTTTAGTAACCGTGTTTTAAAAGAAGACTGCCTAGATCTACCAGAAAAAATATATATGAAGCGCCATGTGCCGTTGACCGCAGAGCAGGATCGTGTATACGTGCAGATGAAAAAACTAGCCCTAGCTCAACTCGACAATGGAGAGTTATCGACAACCGCTAGTGTACTAACCCAGATTATGAGATTACAACAGATTTGCTGTGGTTTTATTCAGCCTGACGATAGTGACATACAAGAGGTATCGTGTAATAGGATTAGAGAACTTATGGACATTGTGGAAGAGACACAAGGTAAAATTATTATATGGGCTACCTTTACACACAATATCAGACAGATCGTAACCGAGCTTGTAAAAGTTTATGGAGGTGATTCTGTAGCTTCTTATTATGGTGAAACACCACAGGACGACAGGCAAGCAATAGTCGATAGCTTTCAGGATAAGGATAGCCCTTTACGCTTTTTTGTTGGTCAGCCAAGAACAGGGGGCTATGGTATTACCTTACACGAAGCAAGCACGGTTATTTACTTTAGTAATTCTTATGATCTTCAAATACGTGTCCAGAGCGAGGACAGAGCGCATCGTATTGGTCAAAAGAAATCGGTGACGTATATAGATTTGGTATCGCCTAAAACAATTGATGAGAAAATAATAAGTGCTTTGAAAGATAAAAGTAATATAGCTAGTCAGGTTTTAGGTGAAGAGTTTAGGGAATGGTTAACCTAAGCTTCCTATACCTCTAATTAAATCAGCATCTTCTGGAAACAAGGCTGCAAACCTTGATCTATCTACAGGTCCTTGGGCCACGTTTTGTGGAGGAGGGGCAGGGGTAGAAGCAGGAACGGGTGCAGGGACTGGGGTAGGAACGGGCCTCTCAAGAGGTGTTGGTAAATATTGATTAGAAGGCGGTACGCTTTGTTCTTGTTGAACCTCTGGTTCTGGCAAATCCTCTTCTATTACATCACCCACTAAAGGCGCTCCATAAGGTAGTCTTCTACCTGCTTGTCTTGCTAATCCTGAAAATAAAGCCTCTAAGGATTTAAAAACATTTTTTTGTTTTTCTCTTGTTGATATATCTTCCAATAATTTTCCAAGTATATTTTTATCAGCTAACGCTTCTGAAAGTAATTTTAACCTTTGTGTTTCAGGTCCTTTAATTAACATATTAACTACAGCTTGAGATCCCGCTTCAGCAGCTATAATTCCACCACCTAATCCCCTTGAGCCTGGGAGAAATTTAGAAATTAATTCATTTACAGCCCCTTGACCTCTTTCACCTAAAGTAGCACCTAAAACTCTGGCTTGAAATAATTTAGCAGGAGAAGGATTTTTAAAAAGAACACTTTCTAAATTACCTGTGAAAAAAGCCTCTTCAACACCCCTCATTTCTTTTATAGCTTTTTCAAGTTGTTTACTGGTTTCTACATCTATGATATCATTATTGAGCATAAACTCCATCATGCTTACGTTTTTGCCAGGATCTGTGCCTTTTATTCTTGTATATAATTTATTGTAAAAAGAAGTTGGATTAAATTGTAAACCAGTCTGACCTGAATGTGTTTGAGCATGATCTAAGATAGCTCTTCTTAAACCCTCTCTAGCTTGAGCGGATGTATAATTAGCTCCAGTTATAGGGTCTTTAAAATTATCTCTTTTGTTAGCTAATGTTACGAGTTCTTGTAAAGCACCTATGGGATCATCTGATTTTAATGCGTCTGATACAGCCTCCATTGGTTTCATTTGGTATTTTATTACGCTTTGAAAAGCTTTAGCAGCAGGTGACTCACCTCTTGCTATAATAGGTGTAACTTCAGCATCTAATAGAGTTTTTGCTTTACTTGCTGTTCTAGTATCTAATTCTAATGTAGGAAATATTGAAAATAATTCTTTTGTTCCAGGTGATTGTCTCCATCTATTTAGTCTTCCCTGATCTATTTGTACTATTGTTTTATTTGTAATTGGATCTTTTTTTTCAGACACAAACTTTTTTAAAGAATCTCTAATTAAAATATCCATAGCTTCTTTGGTCGTGAGTTGATTAAATAATTCTTCAGGTAAACCATGGTCAACACCAAATTGAACTCCTGCAAAAATTTCTTTTACTCTTTCGCTTGTTTTATCGTTACCCCCTTTAAAAAACTCCCTGTGTAATTGTTCTGGAGAAAGTCTTAAAGATCTGTTTCTATCAAATACTTGTAAATCTCCATAAAAACTTCTGGTAAAAACATTATTTCTAGCATTAGTATACGCTCTGGCTTTATTGTAAGCTTCGTTACCATTATCCGCACCCTGCATATCTCTCAAAATTGCATCAGCAAATTTACTCATAGCAAAGGATGCTTGTCTTTGATTATTAGCTTTTAATTGCGCTGCTTTTTCTAAAGCAATTTGTCTCATACTATATAATTTGGCTGTTGTAACAGGATTTTGTCTTGGAACATCAGTATCATTCTCTCTAGGTAAGAAATATTTTCTAAAAGTCTCTACATCTTTGTTTAAACTTCCAAGAGCAGTTTCAAACTCAGCTATTTCAGCTTCTGACATTCCTCTTAATCCACCCCTGATAGTTGGTTGATTCATAATTCGTAAAGTGTTTGGAATTGAAGTAACTCGACCATTTTTTGCTGTAAAAGTTGTTAGAGGTAAATTACCTGTAGCTTTCCAAAGTTCATTTTCTCTTTTTTTGCTTGCTTTAATTTGTTGATCTAAAACATTATACAAAGACTCAGACAATTCTTTTTGTCTTGAAGGGTCTAACGGTTCATCTCCAACAACCCTCTTTATCGCGTTAAAATGTTTTTCCAACGCAAAAGATATGTTATTTTCAATATTTTCTTCAAAAAGTTTTTGTTCAAGTCTGGCGGCTATTTGAATGGCATTTGGATCACCACTAGCAACTAAAGTGTTAATTGTAGTGAGAGCCCTCTCCATAAACTGCTCTCTACCTTTTTCAGAAGCAACGCTTAACCTTTTGTTTGACTCAATTAGTTCTCTTTCAATATCTAAAATTGTTCTCGCAAAAGGTAAATCTTTTTCTTTTACAAAAGTAGATACTGACAAAGAAGGACCTTCTTCTGCCAAGGCTTTAATTAGTTGTTGTAATTTAACTTCACCCGTTTGGTCATCAAACTCTTCAGATAATCTAAGAGCTTTTAAAAATCTTTCCGCACTTTCTCTTTGTAATTTATTTGATACCACATCCTCTTTTTTTCTACCTGCGTAAGCTCTAACTGCATTAATCATACTATTAATTGTTTCAGGCCCCTTATCTGCAATTATTTGTGCGGGAATTGGTACTATGGCAGATCCTGCTACCTCATAAAGAAAACGTGTGCTTGGATCGTATGGATCAGTTTCTTGAGCAACAGCAGCCAACGCTCCCGCCCCTGCTGCGGCCCCACCTTCAATTCCAATAAAACGCTTTGGTTTTTTTCTGGCAAATTCTAAAGAAGCTCCTATTCCTTTTGAAATACTTGTTGCAATTCTTTCTGAGATTGGACCTTTTGTTGGATCAAATAAATATCCCCCAGGATTAAAGAATTTAATTCCTAAATTTTTTTGTGCGCCCTTACCAAACATAGTCCCAAGTTTATTTTTTTTCTCCATAGCTTCTTGAGCCATTTTAAAATATTTTTCGCTCAGACCTGCGTTTTTAGCAGTGTTTTTTGTAATATCATTTAATTTTGCAGCAAAATCACCAGAAGCTACGTTTTTAAAATTTTGTAAAAACTCTACGTTTTTAGCCATAGGATTAGCGACATTTTCAACTTGTCTTGGAAAATTAAGCAAAGAAAGTCCGAGAGCCGTGGTTTCAGCCCAATTTCTTTGTGATTGTAAAGATGGTATTATAGGAGGTTGCTCTCCGATTAATTGTTTTTCTACCTCATCGGCTGCAAAAGCACTTAACAAAGCACCTGTTATACCACCTACTCCTAAAACCACACCTTTTGCTGCTAATCCAAACAAACCTAAAGCGGGTGGAATCATTGCTGCATAAGGTGAAGCTAAAGCGACTCCTTTTCCAAAACCATAACCTCCCGCAATTGTTTCTGGGGCTGTCCTAGCTAGACCAGAAACAAAAGCTCTTGTTCCCGCTCCTTCTCCAGAATCGTCAAATTTTCCGTAATCCTCTACATTTGTAAAAATAGTTAGTATTTCTTCGAAGGTTAATTGTCTTTTTTCAGGTGGTAAATTAGCATAGCCTGGAAAAAGATCTAATATAGGGGCTTCTCCACTGCGTAAACTTTGAAGATTAACTCTTTCTGATCCTAGTTTATCCTCAGCAATCTTTACAACGCCTGCAACGACATTTTCTAATCCTTCTTCTCTCATTAAAGATTGAAACTGATCGTCAGTAAAAGTTACTAAAGAGGGTACATCACTCATCTTTATCCTCTTTTTGAAGTTGTTGAATTATATTCTTTATTTCATTAACATTTCTACCTGATCTTGGAGAAGTTCTTAATTCATTTAAATAAGTTTCGTAGGAGTCTTTTAGAGTATCTACTTCTCTTAACAGGCTTAAAAGTTCAGGCATAGTTTTTCGTACTTTTTGAATTGTTTTAGGACCTATAAGACCTTTAGCACCAGGAGTATATTGAGGATCAAGTTGAGCATGATCCTCAAAAGATTTTTCAAGTAAGCCACTTAAAGCTTCCAAAGTAGAAAGGGCTTTTTCATCAGACTTTGTAAGACCAGGATATAATTGAGAAGCATTTGCTCTAATAGCGTCTTGAGTAGCTCGTAAAATTCTATTATCTGCAAAATTAAATATAGTATTAAGTATAGCCTCTCTAATATTATCTATATCTTTATCTGCTTTAGCAAGTTCCATGCCTTCTTCACCTAAAGGTTGTGTTCCAAAAAGTTCTCTGGTTACTTCTTGCCCAAAATATTTTAATCTATTTAAAGCCTCACCAAGACCTGTAGCTCTTGGGTATCTTATGGACGGATCTATTATATTAAGAGGTATTTTTTTAAATTCTTTACTTTCTTTGTTAAGTCCCCCCTCTCTTGAAAATAGCTTTCTTTTAAATTCTGGGGTATCCATTTCGGATATTTCTTCAGGTGATGGCTCTTTTATAATATTTAAAATGTCAGGATCTACACTAAAATTTTGGGAAACTTCAACTGTTTCCTCTTCAACAGGAGCTTCAACACCTCCACCTAAACTAAAATTTTGGGCGCCAAGATTAGCTCTTTTTCTAATACTTTCTTTCCAAATTGATGGTATGCCAATTGGAACAGTTTCTTTTTTAGTTCCGTCAGTAAGTTCTATTATTGTTCTTTTTGATAATATTTTTAACGCAAAATTTATTTGATTATTTTCTGTCTGATCGGTAAGACCTTTTTCATATCGATTTCTCAAATCATCATTTGATAATAAATTCATTGAAGAACCTAAATTACTTGATGAAAAAATATTATCAACTTTAGCAGCTTCTTCTTTTATTATTACTTCTCTTTCTTTTAATGCTAACTTTTCTGTATTAAGCCGTAAATTAGCTTCGGCATTTTTCATAGCAGCTTCTTCAACACGGGTTTTAAGATCAAATACCTCTCTTTCAAGCTCTTCTTTTCTAAGACCTTGAGCCATATCGTATTCTTTTAATCTTTTATCATGTTGAAATTTAGCAAACGCAAGTTCTTGATTGTTTCTTGCAATTTCATTATTAATTGCTCTTTGTGCCTCAAGATTATTTTCTTTTTCTGTCGCTAAATCTAATTTAGCTTTTTCTAATTTAGCCCTTGCTTCTATCTCTTTTTCTAATTTTTCGTTTCTACCTTGTTGTTTTAAAGCTTCAAGTTCTTTATCGTTTACAAATTTTCTTTCAGCTAATTTTTCATCAAATCCAAACTCCTTTAAACGAAGATTTATTTTTTCTTTAAAATTAATTTTTATTTTTTCTTTATCTAATTCGTGCTTTTTTAAAGCAAATTCTAATTCGAAAGCTTGAGCATCCTCTTTATCTTTTCTGTTTTCTGATATTTTAAGAAGTGCAAGTTCTTTAGTAAAATCATTTTTCAAATTAGCAAATTCTAATTCTTTTTCTTTTTCACTTTCAAATTGTTTTTCAAAGAACTCTGATTTTAATTTATTTTTAAGTTCAATTTTATTATTTTCTAATTCAGCCTTATACTTTGCCAAGGAAAAAGGATTGACTTGTCCCGTTAATTTAACAACATCTGTAGCGCCTTTATCTCTTACATACGTAGGATCTGGTCCCACAATAAGATCACCGTCAGGTGTAAAACCTTTGTAAAAACTTTCAGTTTGTTCTGCTGTTCCAATTTTATTAATTTGTGTTGGATTTAACGTTAAAATTTCTTCAAAAGTTCCATAAACTTTTTTTCCATCTTCCAAAGTACCTTCATACTTATCTTCTTTAGCTGTTTTTGATGCTTTGGCAGCCGCTGCTTTTTCCGTGGCTAGTTGAGATTCAGCAGCTTGTAACGCACCCAAGCTTAATGCTCTTCTATCTTTTTCCTGTGCTTGTTTAAAAGCCTCTAGTTGCTGACCCCTTGTGCCAATCTTATCGAAAAGCTGTGTGCCTTGGGCCGCCAACGCCAGTCTTTCTGCCCCACTTAACCCCATAGGTTCATTAGGCATAGGACTAGCAAAAGCTAATGCTGTATTTGCGATATCAAAAAGCATCTGAGCTTGCGTCATATTTTTCTGGTCTTGAAGAGCTTGAGGATCAGTACCTGCCACAGACTCATATAAAGCCTGCTTCTCTCTGAAAATGTCCCCTAGTCTACCCCCTAGACCGCCTTTATTCATATATTTGATTTCGCCCCCGTTTTTCATAGGGAGGACGGGGCCTCCTTGGTTAAAATTTACGGGCGGGGCTTCCTCCATACCCATGTCTACCGTAGACATTATACCCTCTGCCATTGGTCCTTGTACATCCCCTGCCATCTGGTCCTGAGCCAAGGCCCCTATACCGAGATCGACACCTGACTGGGCCATTTGCATAACGGGTTGTACTAAAGTCAAAACCGATTCAGGTGTTTGGTCCGCGTCCCGTTCACCGACAACCGAGGCCAGTTCATCACGACGCTCACCGATTGAAGCCTCATCACCTCTAATGGTGTTCATCACCTGCTCATAATCCTGTGCTTGATCCAGACTCTGTATACCTTCAGCCGCAGCCCCCATCATACCCTCCAATACAGCAGGATCTAAATTATCCATCTGTGGTGGAGGTGGCATCATAGCAGGATCGGGTGGCATAGGAGGTGGCGGTGGCATCATAGCAGGCGCAGGCGGTGGCATCATGGGAGGGGCTACACCTCCCTGTTGCATACCAACCGCTCCACCGTATTGTTTTGGGGTCGGTATTACACCACGCCCCATTAGAATATCTTTTTGGGTAATTTTACCATCACCGCTTAGATCAGGAAAAGCAGCGCCCCCTTTTCTAAACATTTGTCTTTGCATGACACTTCGATTCATCATCCGAATAACCCCGCTTTCTGTGCCCCAGTTGCCGCTGATAATCCTGCAATACCAAGCCCTAAAATAGACTGGGCAGGAGAAACAGACGGAGATGTTGTTGCTGTAATTGTGCTTTGGCTAGATGGAGCCCCTTTATAAATGTCGGACAAAAAGCCTAAGCGTTGATATGGTTCGTAAAGTTGTTGTAAATTACTTTGTCTTTGTGCTTCGAGAACAGCTTGATTCTGTGCTTGTTCCTGCTTACCAAGATCAAATAAGAAGCCCTGTTCTTTCTGACCCTGTAGTTGTGCTAGTTCACCAAGTCCTGCTTGCTGTACACCTAACTGGCCTAGTGCCTGTCCTGTTTGTAAACCTAATTGTCCAAACTGTGTACCCAAACCACCAATACCTTGTGCTAATGCACCATAGTTTTGAGCTAAATTACCAAGAGCTTGTTGTCCTGCCAAGCCTAGCTGACCGCCTGCTTGGGCAGCCCTTAGTGCAGACCCTGCACCTGCCTGACCTAGTTGACCTGTAAGTTGAGCTGCTGCCTGTCGTCTAGCTTGCTCCTGTTCAAAAGCTTGTTGAGCCTGAGCTGCCGCCTGTTGATAGCCTGCCTGACGCATACCTGCTGCCGTTCTCGCTTGTTGGTCTAATACATTCTTGCCAAGTTGCTGTTCTGCAATGGCCGCCCTTGATCCACCAAAAGCGCCTGCACCAACAGCCTGTGCCCTTTGTCCCTGAGCCTGAATATCACCTTGCTCTCTAATATCCTTGAGCGCTTGCGCTACCGCAGCATCTTCATAAGGGTTCATAAACTGTGAAATACTGGATGGATCAAACCTTCCTGTGGTTGCGCCTAACTGACCAATACCTGACTGGGCTGTTTGTTGACCAAACGCTCCTGCTTGCTGTAATGCCTGCTGTGCCTGAGATACTTGAGGTTGTATACCTGCTCCTGCACCCGCCAACATACCTTGCGCTCCAAGCATACCACCTAAAGCTTGCTGTCTAAAAGGCATAGCTCCTGTTAATGCACCACCTAGAGCTTGTTGAGCGTCGCCCATCGTAAAACCTGCCTGTTGCAGATAAGGCATATAGTTTCCAATACCTGACTGGGCTGCAAATAAAGCTTGCTGTTGTAAAGGAGACATACCTGCCACTTGCATGGTAGGTAGCTGTCTTACCTGTCTTTGACCTGTCTGTATATTACCTTCTTCGTCTTCAAAGGTATAATCCTCCATAACAGGATTACCTTCTGCATCGACAACCCCTAAACCTACAGGTTGATCGGCTAAACCTTTTGCGCTTTCTAAAAGACCCAGTTTATAGGCTTCAATATCTGGGGCTTCTCTTACTATTTGTGTTTGTGTCGTCATTAAGCCATCCTCTTGCTACGACTCTCAAGATCTCGCATTACAGAGTACATCTTTTTAATACCCTCTCTTACATTACCATTACCTAAGCCTTTTACCGCACCTTTTGTCATAACAAACTCACCTGGTAGTAACATAGCCCTGACGCTATCCTTATTAGGTATGCCCTCGCTTGGATCTATGCCACCTGTGCGCCTTGGAAAAATTTCTCCACCCTTCTTAGCAAACTGCTGTGCATAGGAGGGTGTTGCTACCTCGTAAGGTCCAAAAGATCCATAAGATCTTAGGTTTGGAGTAACATATCTAAATCTATTTTGCTCTATTAAATCAGATCCTGTTTCTACATCTGCAAAGGGATCTTTTTCATCTGGCTTGTCAAAGCCACCTGCCAAAGCCGTTACTCCTAAAGTAGCACCTGCAAGGGGTAAATAATCCATAAATCCTGGGGTTAGCTCTTTAGTAGCTAACTCTAATGCTTTTGTACGGCTTATCTCATCGCCATACAATTTCATTATTTCCTCAGTTCTTTTAGAAATCTGATCTTGCGTTGGGCTTGTAGGAAAAAAGGTACTTTTTGCTTTTTGTAAAAGAGAAGGTTCCTCTTTTATTTTAATATCGGAACCATCAGGTTTATCGACTTTTTTTGTTTCTCCAGAGAGAAAAGCATCTCCACTAAACCCACCTGTAAAAGTCCCTTTGCCAAAGTTAGCTAGTGTTTCTCCTACCCTACCAAAAGGATCTCTTAATGCTTGGCCCATCGCAGTCATAGGACTACTGCCTTTAAATAATGCTCCAACACCTCTTGAAGCTAAACCTGTCAAACCTGCTCCTAAAGCAGCCGTGGCCGCCTCTCCTATACTTTGACCAGTTGCTAACCCCGCAATACCTGTACCTAAAGCTGCCCCATAAACAGGACCAAGGGGTGTAAAAGATAATGCGATAGGTAAAATTGCAGGCAATACTTTTTTAACTACATTTACAACGCCCTTAAAAGCCTTCTCAATACCTTTAAATATATTAAACTCAACTAATCCTGTATTGGGATTGACGCTATTTTTAGAATGACCCACAACGTATTGTTCTGGGTTTTCGACACCCTGTTCTCTAAGGTTTTCAAAAATAGATTCTTTTAATTTTGGGTTTTTTTCAACTAAAACTTTTGGTACAACTATTTCACCACTTTCAACATGGACAACCATGTCATCACCGTATCGACCATATTCTGCCATACGTTTGGCAACATCCTGAAACTCGGCAACACCCTTTTGCCCAAATAATTTGTCGGCTTCTTCTTTTGCTAGTAAATCAAGATTGGCTTTTGACATAACAAAATCAGCTATACCGCCTTCTGGTATCTCTATTTCTGCAAATGTTGATGTAGCCATACCTATTCCTTTTTAAATACCATACTACTTTTTTACTTTCTAGTCCAGACTAAGTAGTTACAGAAACTGAGCCAACCCCACCTGTAGCTGATAATCCAGACAAGTGTGGACTATTAGCTATAACAATCTTTAATGTACCTTCTTGATTAAATAAAGCCCC